TCAAATCCGCCCATCCACCCAGTTCGCCACGATCAGCCCCGGCACGCTGTCGAGCGCCCGCTGGGCGTGTCGGTCCAGGTTCAGCCGCTTCGGCAGCTTGACCTGAGGTACCAGCAGAAAGATCGGAGCAGTGACGAGGCCTCGGCCGGTCCTGGAGCGGGACGCAACCCCGAGCCCCCGACTGTTCAACCGTCCCTCGGCGACGAGCAGGCTCGGGCCGCGCCGACGGTAGACAAACCGCAAGCGCAGGCCGCGGCGCCGCTCCCATTCGCCGGGGCTGATCTTGCCGCCGCGCAGACCGCGGCCGGCAGCTTCGGTCGGGATCGCGAGCCAGAACCCGTCCTTAGAGCGGATCAGCGGTCCGGTGTCGTGGGCGCCGACGATGACCGGGGCCTTGGACCAGACCAGCGCTGCGGCGTCGAGGCTCTCGCCGGCCTTCGGATAGGTCTGGCTCCGGATCGAGTTGGCGAGCCGTCGGCCGAGCCCCGCGCCGGTGATCTGGCCGCGCCAGGCGGTCTTGAGCCCGTTGCCTGCCTCGCGCATGGCGGCGGTCACGGCCTTCTCTCCGGCCTTCACTTCCGCAGCCATCGCGGCGACGAGATCGGGCGTGCTGTCGAGCTTCAGCTTCATCATGGTCAGGCCGGGCGCAGGTCCACGGTCCAGACGAGCCGCTCGCGGTCGCGAACGGGCTCGCCCTGGATGAGGAAGGCCTCGCCGTCGATCTCGATGCGGTCGCCGGGGCGCGGGCTCGCCACCTCGGCAAGGCGCAGGTCCAGCCGGGTGGTCTCCGACCAGATGCGTGCGTCGCCGAAGTTCGTGACGTCGTCGGGCTGGCGAAGGATCGCGCGAACCAGCGATGGCGCACCGCCCTCCGCGGTGTAGACCACGTCGCGCGCGAGATGCGCGTCGACGAAGAGCGCATCGAGTGCGGCAGCGAAGGCAGTCATCAGGTCCGCCGGGCGCTGCGCAGCACCTGCGGGCGGGTGCAGATCGGGAGCGGGTTGCTCTCGATCTCGAGCCGCACCCACTCGTCGCGATCCCGGTCGGGGATGGTGCGGGCATAGAGCGGCTGACCCAGCGTGTTGACCGTCTCGAAGGTATCGGCCGGCGCATAGTAGATCTCGAAGAGCCCCTCGATCCCTTCGGGATAGAAGAACGCCTTGTCGGTCGGCACGGTGAAGCCGACACCGCCCCGGTAACGACGGAAGGTGATGCCGCCGAAGCTGACCTCGTCGGCCACCCGGCCCCGCAGGTCGGCCGCGGCGGCGGTGTTGAGGTAGGTCTCCCGCACCTCCTTGTGCGCCACGAGATCGGCGAAGAAGGCCGAGCCGCATTCCGCGCGCACCTGCACGGCGCCGGCCGAGAGCCCGCCCATCGAGTCCTCGACGCTCTCGATCAGCGCCTGGCAGCGCTTGCGGAGCGCGCCCGAGGCCGGGCTCGCATTGTCGAGGTCGAAGTCGATCTCGGCGGCGGGCGTGATGCCGAACTCGGTGAAGTAGTTCACCACCGTCGCGTGGTCCTTCGGGTCCTTAACCAGCCCCTGGATGCCATTCAGGAGGTGGTACTCGAAGGTGGTCTCGGCGTCCTGGCGGAGCTTCCGGAGCCGATAGGCCACTTCGGTCTGCACCTGCTGGGTCGCGCTCTCCGAGCCGAAGTCGCGGACGGACTGGATCTCGGAGGCCCAGAGGACGTCCTGCTTCTTGAACTGCCGGCAGACGAAGGCGCGCATCTCGCGCCGGTCGGGAACCTGCTGCTCGTAGGCCGAGCCGCGCTCGGAGAACGGGATCAGCGAGAGCGTGCCGTCGCGGCTCTCGATCACGACGGTGCGGGAACGCACGCCGCGTGGGCTGAAGAGGGCCGAGCCCGAGAGCAGCGCGGGCTTGTAGGGGATGTTCTCGAGCGCGCGGGTGAGCTCGACGATGGTGAAGGCATCGCCTTCGAAGATGTCCATGGTGGCCATGAGGATGCCTCCTGTCTGGAGCGCGCCCAGCAAAAGTGGATGCCGGTTTTGCGTCCGGGCGCGCGTGAATAAGGGGATTGGGTCAGCGGACGAGGATGCCCGCGGCGAGGAGCGCCGTATGGGCGGCCGCGATCTCGCCCTCGCTGGGTGTGCCGGCGAAGACGATGTCGTGGCGGTTGACGATGGCGGGGCCGCGGACGACCGCGACGGCCGGGACATCGCCGCCGGACGCATCCGCCTTGCCCCAGAGCACCGCGACGGCGGTCTCGGTCCCGTCGACGGCGGCCGGATCGTGCGCGGTGTATTTGCCACTGGCGGTGATCTTGCCCAGCACCGTTCCGGGTTCGAGCGTGCCCGCGGCGACGGTGATCGTCTCGCGGGTGTAGTCGCGGAAGGCTTCCCAGACGAGGAAGCCGCCCGGGTGGGTACCTTCGACCAGCGTGGTCATGGTGTCATCCTTTCAGCTTGAAGGTGCGGGCGACGATCTCGCCCCAGGGGCGCGCGGCAGAGGACCGGCCGGGCTGCGAGTGATGGGGTGCGATCTCGGGCTCGGCCTCGGACCTCAAAGCGAGGAGCGCGGTGCGCACCTCGTCGAGGCTCGCGTCCTCTTCGAGGAAGCGGCCCGCCATCTGCGGCTGGCCCGCGAGATGGCAGAGATCGACGACGGCCTGGGCGTGCCCGATGGCCTCCGCGCGGATCGCGGCAGGATCGGGCGGCGCGCCGCTGGCCAGCGGCGTCTCGGCCGGCGGCTGAGCGATGTCGGAGACAGCGGCCGGCTCGTCTTCGGTGTCCTCGACCTGATCCGTTTCGTCGGTGGCCTCCGTGCCGGCGCTGTCGGTCTCGTCGTCGGACCCGGGCTCCGCTTCGATGGCCTCGACCAGCACTGGCGGCGCGTTGCGGAAGCGGCCAATGTCGAAGGCTGCTGCGATGCGGACAGGCTCAACCAGCCGGTCGGCGAAGCCCTGCGCCACGGCGTCGCCCGCGTCGAACCAGGTCTCGGACGCCATCAGAGCGGAGACCTCCTCCGGCGTCCGGCCGGATTTCGCGGCGTAGCCCGAGACGAGGCTGCCCTTCACCTTGTCGAGCGCCTCGGCCATGGCGCGCATGTCCTCGGCCGTCCCCATCACGAGACCGGCCGGGTCGTGGATCATCAGGAAGGCGTTCGCGGGCATGACGATCTCGTCGCCGGCCATCGCGATGTAGGAGGCGGCCGAGGCGGCGATGCCGTCGATCCAGACCGTGACCGTGCCCTCGTGCCGCTTCAGCGCGTTGTGGATCGCCACGGCATCGAAGACCGAGCCGCCGGGGCTGTTGAGCCGCAGATCGACCGGCGTGCCCTCGGGCAGCGCGCCCAGTTCGGCCAGAAAACCCTTCGCCGAGACCCCGTAGGCGCCGATCTCGTCATAGATCGCCACTTCCGCACCGGTCCCCCGGGCGCGGATCGCATACCAGCTTGCCATGTCGTCACTCCTGTTCGGTGGCCGGATCGGTCGCCGCGGCGCCGTCGTCCGTATCGTTGCCGGCGCCATTGTTGGGCTCGGCCCGCGTTGCAGGCGTCGCGCGGGCGCCCTGCGTCTCGCCGGGACTCGTGCGGTAGCGCAGGCCGAGACCTGTCGCGCGCGCGGCGTCGGCGGCGTTCTCGCGGTCCACTTCCTCGACGTCGTAACCGGTCGCCTCGACCACCTTGCGCCGCGAGGTGATGCCCGCCTCCATTGCCAGCACCTGCGCCTGGATGTCCTTCAGCGGATCGACCCAGTCCCAGCGCGGCGGGATCCATTGCACCGGTCGCACCGTCGCGAGATCGGTATCGAGCGCGCCAGCGAGCACCGCCGTCTCCAGCCAGCGCTGCCACACCGCGCGACAGAGCTGGTGCACGATGACGCCATGCTGCAGCTGGCCGATGCGGCGGCGGAACTCGACGAGTTCGGCCCTGAGGCTCGAGTAGTTCGCCTGCCGGACATCGCCGGTGACGAGGTGATAGGGCAGCCCCAGCGAGGCCGCGACCGAGAGCAGCGTCCGATACTGGAACGCCTCGTAGCTGCTGCCGACATCGGCCGGCGACGAGAACTTCACGTCCTCGCCCGGCAGCAGCACCTGCATCGTGCCGGGCTCGAGGCTCGCGATGGCCGCGCCGTCGAGATCCGCCTCGGCCTCTCCCATCATGGGCTCTTCCGGAGCGGTCTTGGTGATGAAGCCCGCAAACATCGCCGCGGTCTTCTTCCGGTCGAGCTCGGCGTCGTCGTACTGGTCGAGCAGAAACAGCCGCACCATCGCCGGGGCGATATGCGGCAGGCCCCGGATCTGGCCCGCATCGATGGGCCGATAGATGTGCAGCACGTCCACCGCCGGCACGCGCACCGTTTCCGGGATCGCCGCGCCCTGATCGGTACTGTCGCCTGGATGGCGGCGTCGGAAGTGATAGGCCACGCGCCGCCCGATCGCGTCGAACTCGATCCCGCAGCGGATGCGGTTGCCATTGGCTGCGGTCTCCGTCTTCTCGAAGGGCAGCATTTCCGACTGCAGAAGTTGCAGCTGGAGCGGGACCAGCAGCCCGTCCTCGGCCCGGCGCGGGCGCAGCCGGACGAAGCACTCACCCGCGACGAACATCTCCCGGGCGACCATGGCCTGCAGGCCGTAGAAGTCGGTCAGCCCGTCCGCATCGGCCTCGTCGGTCCAGGCGAGCCAGAGCCGCTGAACCCGATCGCGCAGGGCGGCGTCCCCGATCAGCGACGAGGGCTTGATCCCGTCCCCGACCAGGTTCGCCGCGAAGGCTTCGCAGGCGTTGGCGGCGTACCCATTGGTCACGACCAGTTCGCGGGACCGCGCCAGAAGCCGCGGGCCGCCCGAGGCGACCAGCGCGTTGATGTTCTCGAGCGGCGGGTTCCACCCGCGCAGCCGCCGCTTCGCCATGGCGCCTTCGAGACGGGCGCGTACGGCCGCCGGGCCGCCGGTGGACCGGCGGCGGAAACGGTCGAAGAGGCCCATGGGGTCAGAGCCCCTTCGCCGTCGTCACGCGGACATGCCGGACGATCCGACGCCCCTCGGCTGCGGCGATCTCGCGATCCAGCGCCTCGATGGCGCGGTCGATCTCGGCGACGCTGCGATAATCCACGGTCTTGCCGTCATAGCTGACCCGCGCCACCCCCGAGGACCGCTGCGCGGTCAGCGCGTCGCGGCGGGCGCGGAGCTCTGCGGCCGTGGCCATGGATCACCTCATGTAGCTCGAGCGCACCGTGCGTCGGCGCGGCGTCGTTCGGGTTGGGACGGACGGCGCCGCTGCCGCGCCGGCCTCGGGCCCGTCCTGCTTCGCCACACCGAGTTGTGCCTCCAGATCGGCCCACCGCGCCTCGGGCCAGCGATCCGCCCCAAGGATCCACGCGGCCGCGCGGGCATAGACCCGGGTGTCCAGCGCCTCGTTGCGCTCACGGAGCTTCTGCCATTCGAGCCGCGTGAAGCCACGCTTGCCCTTCACCGTCACCAGTTGCTCGGCGGTCAGCTGCTTCAGCCATTCGCCGTCCGCCCAGTCCGGCAGGTGGATCGTGCCGGGCGGACACAGCGCGCCCGCCGCCTGGTCCTCCCTCGTCGGCCGGTCCTGCCGCAGGAAGCGATAGGTCTCGGCCTTGAAGGTCGAGGTCGCCACCGTCCAGAGCCGGGCACCGCGCCGCAGCCGTTTGCCGGCGACTGTCGCATCGACATAGGTCGGCCCGGTCACCGGGCTTGTCCGGGTGAACCCCTCCACGCCCTTCACCGGCGCCACCTGCGCGAAGCCCACCTGGCGCGACCAGGCGTAGACGGCGCTGGTCTCGTAGCCGGTGTCGATCGCCAACCGTGCCAGCGTCATCGGCTGACCGGAGGCGTGTGCCCATGTCTGGCCGAGCAGGCCCGTCAGCTGCTGCCAGCAGGCCGGATCGCCGGGACCGCCGTCGAGCACGAGGTGGTCCACGAGCCAGCTTTCCAACCCGCGGCCCCAGGCCCAGACATCGACCTCGATGCGGTCCTTCTGCACGTCAACGCCCGCGGTCAGGAACAGCCCCCGTTCTGGTACCGTGCCTGGAGCCCACGCCTCGCGCCGGTCCGCCAGCCGCTGCCAGTCGGGGGCCTCGCCGGTCTCCATCCAGGTCTCGCCGAGGATGGTGTTCCGGAAAGCCCGCATCGCCTCGTCGCTGCCCCGTGCCGCCTCATGTGCCCGCGCGATCCGCTGCCAGCTGAGCCACCCGACCGGCGAGTAGAGCGCCGACAGATGGTAGCCGACCGTGGTCGGATCGGCGGCGGTGGCGGTCGCCCGCCACTCGCCGCGCTCGAGCATCCGCGTCTTGTTGTGCTCCGCGATGGGCCGCTCGCAGCCCTCGCAGTGATATTCCGCCGTCTCCGGACGACCCTTCTGCCAGCGCAGCCGTTCGAACTTGAGCCATTGCGCATGGCCACAGTGCGGGCACGGCACGAAGAACCGGCGCTGGTCGCTGGCCTCGTACTCGCGCTCGATCCGGCTCAGCCCCCGGATGGTGGGCGTCGAGACCAGGAACACCTTGCGCCGATGGGCGAAGGTCAGCGACCGCGCTTCCGCCAGCGTTACCGGGTCGCCTTCCTCGTCGGCCGAGGCCGGATAGGCGTCGACCTCGTCGAGGAAGATGTAGCGCGCCGGGGTGGACCGCAGCCCGACCGCCGAGTTGGCGCCGGTCATGATCAGGATGCCGCCGGCAAACTCCTTCGATAGCATCGTGTTGCCCGCATCCCGCGAGCGGGCGGGCTTCACCCGCTCCCGCAGGTCCGGGCTCTCGTCGATCAGCGGATCGATCCGCTGGCGCGAGTTGCGCTTGGCCAGTTCCACGGTCGGCTGGACCGCGAGCATCGGCCCCGGCGCCTGGTGGATCACGAAGCCGATCCAGTTGTTGCCGGCCTCGGTCGCGCCAACCTGCGCGGCCTTCATGAACACGATGCGCTGGGTCGGATCGCCGGGCGAGAGCCGGTCCATGATCTCGCGCATGTAGGGCGTGCGCGCGGTCCGGTACTGCCCCGGCTCGGCCGAGGCCCGCGAGGCGAGTTTCCGGTGAAGGTCCGCCCAGCTGGAGACGGTCAGATCCGGGTCGGGACGCAGGCCCCGCGACCAGGCGCGGATCAGCGCGGCGGCGCCGTCGAACCCGATGACATCGTTATCCAAGCCCGGGTCGGATCTCCGCGAGGCTGTCGAGCTGGGCGCGGACATGGGCCTCCAGAACCTTCTGCATCAGCGCCGCCTCCACCTCGCACCCGTCCCCCAGCGCCGCGGTAAGCTCCGAGGCCATCAGCGCAGCAACCCGCGCGGGCCACGTCACCCAGGCGTCGCGTTCGTCGCGCGCGAGCCGGAACATCAGCGTCTCCGCCCGGGCGCGGTCGACCAGTTCCCCCTTCAGCTTCTGGAGCCGGATGCGCCGCTCCTGCGCCTTCAGCACCTCGTTCGCGGTCTTCGCCTGCAGGAAGGTCGTGCCGCCGCCGACGGTCGGGACCGCGAGACCCTGTTCGCGCAGCGTGTCGCCGACAGCGGCCACCGCCGCCTCGGGGACGGGCTTCAGCTTCGGCGCGGGCGGCTTTCTCGTCTTGGACGGGTCCGTCGTCTCGGCGCGCCGGGCGTCGCTGGCCGCCGTGTTGATGCTGCCGTCCGGATAGAGAACCAGCCGCTCGGCCGTCTTCGCTTTCTGGATCGCGCCCCGCGACAGCCCGACATGGGCGGCGTACTGGCGCTCGCTCATGCCCTGCATCGACGGCTCCGATTATCATTCGAAATCATGCGCTTATCGAGTTGATAGGCGGCGCGGACAGAGGGAACGTGTCTCAAGAAGGACGATGCAACTCACCACGGAGCCACCACGATGACCACCCGCGCGACTGACAGTGAGACCGCTCCCGCCACCGGTTCGAGGGAGCGGTCGAACAAAGCCCTCGACGCCTTCATCGCCGCGAAGACCGAGATCGACGCGATGCTGGAGCGGCTCGCCGCCCTCAGCGCGGACCATTTCGAGAGCAGCCCCGACGAGATCAACTGGGGCCATGTCGGCACCCTGGACCACTACCGCGCCAAGCTGCGCGAGATCACCGACATGGCATTCAGCGAAGGCGAACACGCCGAGTGAAACGACCCGTCCCCGGTCCCGCCCGCCGACTGGCGGGCTCGACCTCGTAGAAGGGCCCGCATCCCGCGCGCCCCGATACGGGAGACGACAATGACCAAACTTTCCGACACCCAAGCCATCATCCTCAGCGCCGCCGCACAGCGCGAGGACCGCATCGCCCTGCCGCTGCCCGAGAGCCTGCGCGGCGGCGCCGCTGCCAAGGTGGTCGGCGCGATGCTCGCGAAGAACTTCCTGCAGGAGGTCGACGCCGACATGCGCAATGGCGAGCCCGTCTGGCGCGAGACCGGCGACGGCCACGGCGTCACGCTGGTCGCCACCGACGCGGGCCTCGCCGCCATCGGCATCGAGACCGAGGACGGGAAAACCGCGCCTGCGGGCGCGACGGACGCGCCGACCGAGGAGCCCGCGCCGGACACCCCCACCGAACCGAAGGCCGCGCCCAAGACGCGCACACCGCGCGAGGGAACGAAGCAGGCCACCCTGATCGCCATGCTGCGCGCGCCGGACGGCGCGACCATCGAGGAGATCATGGCCGCCACAAACTGGCAGTCGCATACGGTTCGCGGCGCGATGTCCGGCGCGCTCAAGAAGAAGCTCGGGCTCGAAGTGACCTCGGAGAAGGTCGAGAACCGGGGGCGCGTGTACAAACTCCCCGCAGCCTGACGCACCAGACCCCAACAAGTTGATGGCCGCCGTCCCGCCGGGGCGGCGGTCGATCATTTGGCGCTCCGCATCCGGATCGCCTCGAATACCCGCCGCAAGGCGAAGGAACGGGCGATCGACACGATGGTGAAGATGGCGCCCATCTTCAGGTTCTGCGCCAGCGTCGTGTGCAGTCCGAAGATCGGGAAGATCAAGATCTGCGTGACCACCGCGACGCCGTAGCCGACGATCACGTTGACGACGGACTCGACCAGCGACATGAGGCGGGACTGCTTCATGTCGCCGCCTCACTCATCGGCCAGCAGTTCAGCCGCCAGAGTTCGCAGCGCATGCGCCGCAACCAGCGGGACCACGCCGTTCCCACAGAGGCGAAGCCGGTCCACCCGGTGGGCCAGCCCATCAGCGCCTCGACGAACAGCGGGTTCAAGGTCCGGCGCGCATCGGAGGTATCGCGCCCAGCCATCGGCGTCACCAGGACCTGGCGGCCAAGCAGGCCGTTCACAGGCGTGTTCGCAAGGCTCGTCGCCCCGTCCTTGTGATCGCATGCCGTCGGCGTCATCCACATCTGACTGGCATGGGTCAGATCGGCTGTCTTCCGATTGCCCGCGCTCGGCTTGTTTCCGTCCGTTGCCATCGGGGTCGGCCAATCCCGCGCCATCTGGTCCAGGCCCTTCTCGTCGCGCCGGTCGCCGCCCCGGCTTCGAAAGCTGTCGATCTGCGGCGTCGGCCACATCGCGGCCGTCGTCGCCAGATTCATCCCGTGCTGGCCCGCTTCCTGCGACGGCGTCGGCTTCGTCTGCCGGTTCTCGTTCGCGCTGGCCCTCGGCGTCGGCCAGAGCCGCAGCATCTCCGTCCGGTTCCCGCCACTTGACCGGGTGCCAGAGCAGGCGCGCGGGGTCGGCCAAGTCATCCCCCTCCCGGATGGCGAGGATGAACAGCCGCTCGCGCTTGTGGGGCGCGCCGACTTCCGCCGCCGTGAAGAGGCCTGCCGCAAGGCGGTAGCCCATGCCGACCAGTCCTGCGGCGACTTCGGGGAAGCCGAGGCGGAGATGATGGGCGACATTCTCGAGGAACACGAACGGCGGCTCGACCTCTCCAATGATCCGGGCGACATGCGGCCAGAGATGGCGCGGGTCGTCCGCGCCCCGCCGCTTGCCCGCGACGGAGAACGGCTGGCACGGATAGCCCGCAGTGACGATGTCCACTGCGCCGCGCCAAGGGCGGCCGTCGAAGGTGGCAACGTCGTCCCAGACAACAGCCTGATCCAGGGACGCGTCTTCCATCCGCGCCACGAGAGTGGCTGCGGCAAAGGTTTCCCGTTCGACATGGCCCACAGCACGATATCCGGGGAGGGCGATGGCGAGCCCGAGGTCGAGCCCGCCCGCGCCAGAGCAGATGGAGAGGCCGAAGAGGCATGCGTCTCCGGCTCCGGAAGCGTCTCCGGAGGAAGGTAGAGCCAGGTCATGCATGTCACGCGGCGGTCTTGCGCTTTCGCGCGGGTTCGGGGGCGGCGTCCATGTCCGGCGTATCGGCCGGGGCGTCGTCACCAAGCCGCTCGTTTCTCACCTCGGCGAAGGTTCGGCCATCCCCGTCTAGGATCGCGTCCTTGCCGGTGTCGACCTGCCACCGCTCCACGGCGACATCGACGTAGGCTGCGCTGATCTCCATCGCGAAGACGCGGCGGCCATTCGCTTCGCCCGCCATGATCTGCGATCCGGAGCCGCAGAACGGCTCGTAGCAGAGCCCGCCCCGCGCTACGTGCTGGCGCATCGGAATGCCGAAGGCATCGAGCGGTTTCGGCGTCGGGTGGTCGGGCCGGTCGTCCTTGGCGAAGCTGGGCAGCGCCCATGTCGAAGGCAGCGTTTCCTCGGCCACCTTCGGCGGGCGGTTCGGACGGCGCCAGCCCATGAAGCAGGGCTCATGCTTCCATAGATAGTGCGACCGCGTGAGTACCCCTCGGTCTTTCACCCAGATGATCTGCTGATGGACGAAGGCGCCCGCCTTTTCCCAGCAGGCTTCCAGCATCGCCTGTCGGCGGGAGGCGTGCCAGCAGTACCAGGCCGCATCCTCGGTGATCGCCTCAGCCACGGCGGCGGCGATGAACCCGTCGTAAAGCTCCGCCCCCTGCGAACTGTCGTCCCAGGTGGTGCCGTAGGAGGCCGACCAGTCCTTGTTGCGGGTCGGATGGTTGGAGCCGTCGTAATCGACGAGATACGGTGGGTCGGTCGCGAACAGGATCGCCCGCTCGCTATTCATCAGGCGGCGCACATCGACCGCGCTTGTGCTGTCGCCGCAGAGCAGCCGATGATCGCCGAGGTTCCACAGATCCCCCGTCTGCGACGCCGGATTGCGGGGCGGCTCGGGGATGGTCACCGGCGGCACGGAGCCCCCGGCGCCACCTTCTTCACCGTCGTCTTCCGCGACGTAGGCCAGCAGATTGTCGAGTTCGCCGTCCGAGAAGCCGACCAGCGACAGGTCGTAGTCGTCAGCGAGCAGGTCCTGTAGCTCGGCCGACAGCAGCGCTTCGTCCCAGCTTGAGAGTTCCGTCAGCTTGTTGTCCGCGATCCGGTACGCCCGCCGCTGCGCTTCGGTCAGGTGGCCCAGAACGATCACCGGCGCTTCGGTCAGCCCGAGCTGCGTGGCGGCCAGCACGCGGCCGTGGCCCGCGATCAACTCGCCGTCCTCGCCGACGAGGCAGGGCACGGTCCAGCCGAACTCGGCCATGCTGGCGGCGATTTTTGCGACCTGGTCGGGCCCGTGCACCTTCGCGTTCTTCGCGTAGGGTTGGAGGCGCGCAAGCGGCCACATCTCGATCCGCTCGGGGGCGAAGGCGAGGTTCATGCAGGTTCCTGTCGATGATAGGTCGGCATCCGCCGGGCTGGACTCCGGCGCGATGGGGTCCGCCGGCTTCCGGCTGGACTCCGGCATCCGCGGGGTATCCACCCCGCGCGGCGGGTCAGATGCTTGAATTCACGAGGGTTTCGTGGCGTCGCGGGTGGACGCTAGACTCCGGTGGCTTCCCAAAAATCTGGCCCTGTCGCTGGCGAAATGCCGAGCCAAGCCCGCCAGCATACGTTTCGGCCCGGAAAGGAACCGGAAAACAACGACTTGGCGGCCTGGACTCTGACTGGACCCCGGAAGCCACCCCCGGTGTCCAACTCGGGATGAGCGTCGGTTCGCCCGAGCGCACGACCCCGAGTATATCGTCATGGATACCGTCAGAAGGGCGATCCGTCTCGCCGTCCGGTGTCTCGCCGGAAATTGTCTCAAGGATGTTTCTGGGCTTGACCGACCTCCGAAGCCCGTTTGTCGGCGTTGACACCGACTAAGAGGTCCACAGTCAAAGCCCGATCTGCCGGAGCTTTCCCTCGCGCTTCGGAGACATTTCGAATGCCAGCGGAGGGTCAAATTCGCTCATCGTGCGTGTGATGCGTGGCCACTGCCATAGAATGAGGGCACAGCGCTTCTCGTGAGGCAGCGACAAAACGCTCTTCGGCATCACCAACATGCGAAGACCTGCGGCCATGAAAGCGCGCCGCTCATCGGGCACGCGCAGGATCCGGTGGTTCTCCGTCGCAACGATCCAGTCGCCAGGCTGATCACGAACCCAGCTGATCCATTCGACGTCTGTGGCTCTACGATCCATCACGTCGCTTAGTGCTACGGATCGAGGCTGCGGTTTCTCGGATGAAAGAAACCCTGCCATCATCCTCGCCATAGCGGGCGGGCAGTTATGATCGAAGAACACGTTGAAGCGGTTCATGCCGCTTTGCTGAGCCACTCCTCGAACTTGACGGCTCGAGAAACGGCGTGCCTCGGCACTTCATAAAGAGCCGCGGCGCGCGCGACACTGCCTTCGGCCTTCGCTGCTGCAGCCAGCGTGGCTGTTGGAATGGCCGTGTCCTCTTCAATGGGCTGCCCGAACGAACGAGATGGGTCGAGCACCACGCCGCTCGCGCGCCCCATCGGCCGCCAAACATTCGGCGTCAAACCATCGTACTCGACGTCCCGAAGGCTTTGCTCAATGATCGTCTTCATTTCCCGCTGATTGGTGAAAATGTTCACCAACTCGGGCTCACCCTGTTCTCGATCCAATTGTAGCAGGATTGACGCACCGTCAGTCCGGAAGCGAGCAGATGAAAACGGATGATCCGCCCCGATGATTTCTGACGCTCGCGACACCGCTTTGCGGAGAAGCTGAGCGCTCACTTTGCGCTTGCGGAAAGCATAGATTGCACGCAATTCGATGAGGTCTCTAAAGGAAAGCGCTACAGCATCGGATTGCTCGATATCCGGGTCCCACATGGGTGGGTGATGAACTCCGGTGCTCGAAGTGTAACCGGTTAGCCACCGGCGGATGGTCTGCCGCGGCGCCTGCGTGAGCCGGTGTGCGTCCCGGATGTCATAGATGCCGATGCCGACCAGCGCGTTCACAAAACATCCCCCGTTTCGAACAAGCGTGTAGCACGCTTGTGGCGTCCGACCATAGCCTTATGCGCTTGCCTTGCCGGTTCAGGCGCCCGTCCCACGAACAACAAACTGCATCGACCGCTTCCTCGGCACCTGCCTCCCGTTCAGCCGCCACACGATCACCGCGATGCCGTATTGCCAGCGCCGGTTCGCGGTGGCGCGGCTGATGCCGAGCTCCCAGCAGATCGGCTTCCACGGCTTCCGGTTCGCCCGGAGCCAGAGCAGGCGCGCATCGGCAGGGTCGAGCAAGCGCAGCCAGAGCAGAGCATCCTCGGCCTGCGTGATGTCGCGCGGTCCGGGCTTCGGCCGGCGGGTTCGTGGCTCCTGGCCGACGTGGTCGGCGAAGCTGTGGAAGTACTCGGGCCACGCGTTGAAGTAGCCCTGCGGCTTCACCTCGGGCAGCGACCGGAACACGTCGGCCGCGCTCTCGAGCCGGTCCTCGACCATGGTGGGCGTCCACTCAGCCATTCGCCGCCTCCCGGCCGCCCGCCCGAGGTCCATACAGCTTCTCCCCGAGCTGACGGACCAGCTCACGCTCCGGCCAGGTCAGCCGGTCGTCGTCGACGGAGACGGCGAGCACGCCTTCGTCATGCCAGCCATCGCGCTTCACCTGATCCGGATCCCGGCGCGTGCCGCCGTAGCCTTTCGGGTACCACCTCATCCCAGGCCCCCGTTCGTCTCGATCGCCCAGAGCAGGATGGCGATGGCGTCGGCCTCGTTGTCGTCGGCCGGGCTGAAGCCGCGGGCGCGGACGGCGGCGACCATGGCGGCCTTGTCGGCGTTGCCCTTGCCCGCGGCGTGGCGCTTGATCGTGCCGACCGGGACGCCCTCGTAGGGCACGCCGCGCAGTTCGGCCCACGAGGTCAGGGTAGCCATCAGCCCGCCGTAAATGTGGGCTGCGTCGGTGCCGGCGTGACGGCGGACTTCCTCGAACCAGATCGCGGCGATGGGGCCGGACAGACGGTCGAGTTCGGTCAGCCAGTTGGTGAAGCGCAGGTAGCGCATGCCGCCGCCGTCGAAGCGTCCGGGGCGAAAGCTGACCGTGCCGCTGGTGGTCAGTCCGTCATGGCTGCGGAGCGCCCAGCCGGTCGTCGTACCGAGGTCGAGCGCGAGGATGCAGGACCGGGAGATAGCGCCCGGCTCGGGGCGGACGTCCTGCGCGGGGATCGGTGTGTTCATCGTGAAGGCTCACAAGCTGTGGGCCTTCGGCTTCGGTCACCGCAAGATGTAGCATCCGGCGGTCCTCGGCCAAAGCGAAAACGACCGTCGAGGCGGCGACGGACGACGATCGACGCTCCGAACGCCCCGGTCCCAACCTCCGAACGCGTGGTCCCAACCTTCGAGGGGGTTGGGACAGCCTTTTATCGTTTTACACCAATGGCTTGACCGGATGTGGTCCCAACCTCGGTGTCCCCAACGGGGGTTCTTCTCTTTTCGTATAGAAACACATGTTCCCGACCTTTTCCGTTCTCCCACACGAATGTGTAGCAAAAGGTTGGGACCACGGGGTGAGGTTGGGGACACCATTGTTTTTGCACAGCTTTTCGTGTCCCCAACCCCCTCGGGAGGTTGGGACTGGGTTGGGACCACGGGGAGGTTGGGACCACAAGCTGTAGTAGCGCAGATGAAGGCGGCAGGTTACGCACTTGGCTGGGCACGGTGAGGAGCTTCGACCGACCGGACGTCTTCTTTGCTGGCTGGCCACTTGCCCAAGGCAAGCCCGCGTGCATCATGGTCTGCAGTTTCACAACACAGATACTTTAGCGAGTCACGAATGCCGGAAATCGACCTGAAGCGCGCTCTAAATGCCGTGTCTGACGTCATTCGGAACCGACCACGGCCGATCCGACAGTTTGACCAAATCTATATGAAGGCCGGCGACATGGTCATGCAGAGCGAATTTGTAGCTAGGTGGGCGGATGGAAAGCGGCTTGTATTCATCGGAGACGGTGACGCCATCAGCGTGTGTGTCGCCTACATGCACAGCCGCGGCGTGCTTTCCTATGGTCCATCGAAAACCGTGGTCCTCGATTTCGACGAAAGGATTGTCAATGCCATTAAACGGTTTGCCGACAATGAGCGTATCGAAAATCTCGACGCGCAATTGTACAATGTGTTGGACGCAATCCCGGACAGGTTACCTGATTTCGACTGCTTCTATACCAATCCACCGTGGGGACAGTACAACAGCGGCGAAAGCATAAACCTTTTCGTCGACCGAGGTGTGGAGGCAATCAGCAATTGCGGCGAAGGGCTCGTTGTAATCGCCGACGACAGTGATCTTGATTGGCCGCAGGAGGTGTTAGCCGAGGTGCAGCAGCACGCGTCCAGGCGCGGCTTCTTCGTTGCGCGAATGCAGCCCGAGTTGCATGTCTACCACCTAGACGATGCGCCGGACCTAAAGTCGTGCAATCTGCTCTTTCGCTCAAGGCCGCGCAATTCGTCGGAACGTGACAGCCGGCCGGTGACAGACCAGCAGCGGTTGGAGAACTTCTACGGTCGTGCGAAGATCCCGCGTGTACGGTATGTACGGGAGCTGAAGGCTCTGAATTATGGAGAAGCCCAAGAGTCGGAATACAAACTAGAGTTGTTGGAGGGGAAAGAGTGAACGAGATCCTCAAGCCCGGAGCTGGCATCCTGTTCATGAAGGTCGGCACGCACGCGAACGAGCCGCTGGAGGACATCATCAAGCGCAAGCAGAAGGAAATTGATGACGAAGGCTATGCGCTGTGGGGCTATGGAGGCAACACTTGCCACCCTATGACGATGGTCCAACCCTTTGCGGAGGAGCATGCAAGTGCCGGCTTGCCTATCGTACTCTGCATGCAGCCAATGGAATCCAAGCACTTCGCCGAACAGATACGAGCGAGTCAGTTCTCGCGGGACGGTATTCTCTGGGAGGATGTTCCAGCCGGCATCAATGCCGTCGGCTCCCGATATGCTCTTTGCATCAAGGATCTTTCACTGACGGACTTCGAACTGCCTCTGTCGGCGACAGAAGTTGCGGTAGGCCGCAGTGCCGGCCGGCTTGGCAACCAATACATCAAGGGCCGCGTCGATAAGGCCTGCCTGAATGTTCGCGACGAGGTGCTCCGTATGAACGACCTGAGCCAAGAGAAGACGATCAGCATCAAGCTGACCGCGGAGCTCTGCGAGCCGTACGCCGTTTTTCTTCGTTCAGATGTCTAGGCTCGCCAAGGTGTAGTGCTTCGATCGCTTGGCGAGGTCCTTCTGGTAGCTTTCGAGCGCCGATAGCACGTCCGCGACTGGCACATCTTCTCTGGAGCAGGAGAAGCAGATTTCGGCGGTCTTGTCAGCGCTCTTGTCTGCGCAGACCCGTGCGCGAACGGCTCTATGGTCGAGGAGGCCGAGAAGTCGCGCGAGCACTTGCTCGGTGCTGATTATCCGGCCCCGCAGCCCTGCAATCTCAGGGAAATCCGGCTCTATCCCGGCGCAGCTACATACGGCCCGCTTATCCCCCGTGGCGACCATCGTTTCCGCGCGCATCATGGCCACGGCGAAGAGCTGGCTCTCACCGACGTCGATGTCCAGGTCTTCCGCCAGCGAGATTTCCTCGATTGACGCTGCCAGCGATATTTCGTCCTCCGTGGGCTCCAGAACGGACACCAAGTCGAGAAATTCCATGAGCGGTCTGCACACAGGCTCGCCGTGGGTCCTGCTGAGCCTCGCACCCACGACATACCGCAAGGCGCCGAGGACCAGGACGGCCTCGTGTTCTACAGAAAGGGATGGCGGAAGGTGATCAAGACACTGCCACCGGGCCATCTTTTCAACGAGGTCATTGTCCACAAGGGCGTTAGCCAAGCTCGACGCCCCCCATCACAGCCCGCAGATACTCCGTTTCGTCGTCCGAATACGCCTCCCAGTCCAGTTCGCGTGTCGCGATCCTGTTAAGAAATCGCCAGACATCGTCGGGTCGCTCGTAGATCCTGGCAAGAGCTGCGTAGGTCGTTGCCCAGTCCGACGCTTGGTAGCCGTAGCACATGGCGAGTGTACCGGGCTCGATCCTCGAGTCCTCAGCCGCGCGCATGACCGCTGCCGCCAACACTGCGCCGTTGGCCGGCCCTTGGTCGAATTCGATCTGCGGTGAGGCTTGGCCTGTCAGCAGACGTAGAGCAAAGCTGTCGGCCTCGAGCTCTTCAGAGTCCGGGCTTTTCTCCTCAAGCGGCTCGGACATGTCGACCAGAGCCGCGTTCGGCGCGAGATGGCCGCTGGCAATATGGCCCAGTTCGTGCGCGACGTGGTAGGCCGTCGGTGCTGGGTACTTCGCGTCCTTGCCGACCAGTATCGCGAAATGATCGCCATGTCGGACTGACATCGCCACCATGTGCTTGGCGGAAAGTGGAAACACCCTGAGATGGATTACCGGTATGCCAAGCCCCCACGAGGCCGCGCAAATATCCTGGAGTCGCACAAAGGGTGATGCACTGAGCAAGGTTCCTCTAAGGCGAAGCGGATCAAGACCAATTACCCTCTCGTCGAAAGTCGCTCGGACGCCCTTGGACAGGATCCGCGCGAGGGAAATGCCGAAAGACGACAGGGCCGCCTGCTCCTTGCTTCCATAAGTCGAAAGGCCCTTGAATTTTGCTTCGTGCCTCCAGACGAAAGTCGGTTCTTCCTCCCCGAGGAGCGACTTCGGCGAAAGCCCCAGACGGCGCGCAACGGTAAAGCGCAACTCTACCTGGGCCGAGTTCGACTGCTCCGCCTCATCGCTCCACCAGCTTGGCCAAACAGCATCGACTGCCTGCCCGGATATACCCAGTGTCCGAAGGTCTTGCCTGAACTTCTCAGCTGTCCTCTTCAAGCGTCACCCCCAGTCCATTGGTCAAGAAAATCATCAAGCGCCGCCAGCATCTTGTCCAGCGCAACCGCCTCCATGTCGGGAAGCGACCGAAGCCGTTCCGTGATGCGCTTCAGTCCAGCCCGCTTATCCTGAATAGATGAATATTCAGGATGAGGCTTGGTGGACTCCGGGGCAGAAGCCGCCGCCAACAAACCTTGGCGAATCTTCTTGGCCGCTGGACCAAACCTGACCGATCCTGTCTTCAAGGCCCTTGAAATACTTGGCTGACTCACTCCGAGCGCACGTGCGACTTCCGACTGCGTGTAGCCGCGCTCTCGCATGAAATCGCCCAGTGCTTCCCGCAGGTCTTGCATGAAGATGAATATACATGAATAATGAACGAAACCAAGAGGGAGGTGACCATGCCTTTGCCTGGGGCGTTTTGCTGGACGAGGTTCGGTGCCGAAGCTGGGCAGGATTTCGAAGCAATCCTGGCTCGCAAGGAGCAAGAGCGACGACAGAATGGTGGCGTGTTCCTCTGGGGCATTGGCAACAACGTGGCTCCATCGCTGCCGTCGCTGTTCGAACGGGTCCGCCGGCCGATGCTCGCGTTCAGTCCAATCAAGTCGCGTGCGCAAGCACACGATGAGAGCCCCGATCAGATCGCTGTGTGGACGCGAGCCACCGGCGCAAATGGCGAGCCTTTCCAGATTCCATCGGGCTCGATGGTCATGAGCCGGTATACGCCCGGCAAGACAAGGCACTATGCGCTCGTCTGCCAATCGCAGCAGCCGCTTCGGTCCTTGGCATCGCCCGAATGGGTCTCCATCGGGGCGCTGAGGAATGTGAAGACCGGAAACCCTGTAGGGTCCTCTCAGGTGACCGCCGTAGTGAGCATCGACCCTGCGCGTGAGGAATCTGGCGCGATCTATCCGATAGCTTTCCATTGCGAATTAGCTGCCCCATACGTCCTTAAGCTCGAGGCACCGTTGGTCATCTCGGATGTCGCAATGGCAGAACGTGAATGGTCAAAGTACCGGGCTTCGAAGTGGGCAGAAGCCCCACAGCAGTTGCGCCTGGCAGTCTGAAGATAATCCATTGGAGAGCTTCTGAATTGTTAATTGCTTCGACGTAGGGACGATCATCAGGCCGCAATGTCTCGTCGATACCGCCACTCCCGCGGCGCTTCGCGCCCGCCCTCGTCGCGGCGGCGGTACCGCTCCCAGCCGTTCGCCTTGAGGTAGGCCGAGACCCGCATCTGATCGCCGCGCGTCCAGCGGGCCGGTTCGAGCCCGATGGCCTCCTCGAGGATCTCGCCGACCGACACATCTCTCAGCGGCTCCGGGCGCGGCACGCTCTCGGTGCGGGAGTTGTCGTAGTCGGGGAAGCCATCGGAGACGGTGCGGATCTCGTGCGTCAGCCAGTGTTCGATCAGGTCGTCCCAGGCGTCCGACTGGTAGCGGCGGTCCTGTTCCTCGCGGGCTTCCTCCAGCAGCGCCGGGTCGTCGATCCACCAGATTGCGCCGGCGCGGAAGCGGTGGACGGCCTCCGCCCAGAGCTGGTCCCGGTCACGCGCGAGCGCAGCGATGTCTATGGCGCCGCAGCGCAACGGCCAGAAACGACGATTGCCGGTCTCGTCGCGAAGGTAGGTGTCGGGGTTCACGGTGCCGGCAAACACGCACTGTCGGGGCACCTCGACGGTGTAGCGGCCATAGGGCGGACGGAAGCGGTCGGTGGTGCGGGTCAGGAAGGCCTTGATGCGCGAGACTTCGGCGCGACCAATGGCATCGAGTTCGGCGATCTCCACGATCCAGACGCCCTGCATGTGCAGCGCGGCGTCCTTCGACCCGAGCTCGGGCAGTTCGTCGGTGAACCATTCCTCACCGGCCAGCACCTTGATCGCCGTGGACTTGCGCGCGCCCTGCGGCCCCTCGAGGATCAGCATGTGGTCGGCCTTCACGCCGGGCCGGTAGATGCGGGCGATGGCCGAGATCAGCCAGAGCGCGCCGATGGTGTGGTTGAACGCCGTGGGCTCGGCGCCGAGATAGGCGCTCGTCCACGTCTCGATCCGGGGCGTGCCGTCCCATTTCAGGGTGTCGAGCCAGTCGCGGACGGGATGGATGCGCAGCTCGCGGGCGATGGCGCCGACAGCGCGGCTCACGACCACCGGGGCGACGTTGATGCCGCGGAGTTGCAGCCATTCGGCGGTGCGGATGTCGTCGGCGTCCTCCCAGGGGCGCGGGAGGGGGGCGATTCCGGCGTCCCACGGCAGCGGCTGGCGCACCACGATCTCCTGCCCGAACTCATCGAAGGCGAGCACGCCGGCAAAGGCCGGATCGGAGGTCAGTGCGACGATGACGTTGGCCTCGTTGCGCTCGGGCGCACCCGCGAGGTCGAGCCGCAGGCGCCTGAACCAGGAAGGCTTCGGGATCGGCGCGTTTGGATCGCCGGTGGCGTTCACGCGGCGGCGGAGCTCGGCCAGCTGCTTCGTCAGGACCGACATGCCGATCCCGGTCGCGGACTTGATCCGCGCGATGACCTGCCGTTCGGGCAGCGGGTCGAGCCTTGCCAACGCGATGCGCCCGAGCAGCGTGGACAGGGCTTCGAACTCGGGCGGATTGGTCAGCGCCTCGGCAGCGGCGATCAGGGTCGCGGGATCGTCTGCGGAGGCGACGACGGGTGTGACCGTTTCAGGGTCGACCGTATCTCCGGCCTGCGGCTCGGCTGCGGTATCTGTCTCGTGCGCGTAATCCTCGGCGCGAGCGCCGCGCTGCAGATCGTCGTTGAAGTCGTCGCCGTGGAGCGGCGCGACGATCTCGTTCGGGATGTCGGCCCGGTTCAGGCGGTCCGAGAGCGTCGCAGCCGCCTGGCAGCCCGCGTCTCCGGCATCGGCATAGATGGTGACGCGCCGGGTGCCCTCGGGCCACTGGAACCGCGCCAGACCGTCGGCCGACAGCGCTGCCCAGACCGGTGTGCCGAAGAGCGCCTGCGCGGCGAGCGCCGTCTCGATGCCCTCGGCGATTCCGATGTGTCCGTCCTCCGGCATCGGGAACAGGCGAACCACGGCGTCCTTCACGCTGCCGAGCATCTTCTTGCCGGGAGGCGCCTTGGCGCTGCCGTCGTCGAGCAGGAAGGTGCGATGGATGCCCGGCGCGCGCTCCGCGTCCGGCAGCCGCAGGATCGCGATCAGGCCGGGCCAGCCGCGGCAGCTGTCGAAGTCCGGAAGATCGGGATGGAACAGCAGGTCGGGCGATCCGGGATCCGAGACCCCGCGGGCGCGCAGATAGGTCTCGCCAGGCGTACCCGCGAGTGGAACGGCCCCGTCGACGAGACGTGCGATCTCGGAAGAATGATCCGGGCGCGCGCGCAAGGGCGCCGCCGGCGCAGGCCGCGGCGCTGGATGGTCCATACCCGCGAGCCGCGCCGCCTCGTCGAAGAGCGCGCCATCGCAAAGGCCGGTCGCCTGGGCGATCAGGTCGATGGGACCGGCCCGCTCGCCTGTGGCGTAGTCGAAGCCCCAGCCGGCATAGGGCCCGTCGAGATGGATGGTGCAGGAGCCCTCCTTCCGTGGCGGGCGCCCGGAGAGGTCGGCGCAGCGCAAGGAACGACGGTCGCGCGCCAGCCGGGCCTCCGGGAAGAGCCCCGGCAGCCAGTCGGCGGCCGTGCAGGCCAGCCGCTCCTTCACCGCCGCCAGATCGTGCCGGGTCTTCGGGACCGCGATGTCGTTGAGGTCGATCATCGCGCCCCTCAGGCCAGCAGGACGAGCCCGCGCTCGGCGCGGGTGATCGCGGTGTAGAGCCAGCGGCGCCGGTCGATCTCGCTGCGGCCCAGCCCGTCGTCCCAGACGATCACGCTCTCCCACTGCGACTCCTGCGCCTTGTGAGCGGTGATCGCCCAGCCGAAGGTCGCCTCGGTCAACAGGCGCTTCTCCTTGTAGTCGCGGTCATGACGCTTGTCGTCGTAGGCGACGTGGTCCTCGAAATGCCCCTTGTAGATGCGCAGCCGGCCCGGACGCCCGTCCTCATAGGGCTCGCCGATGCGGCGCCCGTCCTCGTCGTGGACGACTGCGGAGAAGTAAAGGCTGCCCTCGTCGACGATGTCCTCGAGCGTCACGAACATGCCGTTGATCAGCCCCAGATCGTTCTGGTTCTTGAGACAGATGATCTTCTCGGCCGGCCCCGTGGGTAGCCAGGTCCCGCCGAGACCGGCGGCCGCGCGCATGGCGTTGTTGATCTGCAGCCGCGTGGCGTTCAGCCCGCAGATCAGCTGGCCGCCGCGCAGCGCCTGTTCCGGCGTGATGTCGCCCTTGCGGAGCTTCGCGACATGATCGTCGTAGACGCCGAAGCCGATGGGCCGGCCTTCGCGCGCCATGGTGGCGAGGCGGATGATCGCGCTCTCGGCCGCCTGGCGGTGGATCTCGGTCAGCATCACGTCCGGCTCGTCGCGAGTGAAGGCGCCTTCGCCCCGGATCGGCGGCAACTGGCCCGGATCTCCGAGGACGAGGATCGGCTTGCCGAAGCTCATCAGGTCGCGCGCCATTTCCTCGCCGACCATCGACACCTCGTCGAGCACGATCAGCCGGGCGTCGGCCGCGTCGCTCTGCGGGTTCAGGGCGAAGCGCGGGTGCTTCATCGCCGAGAGCCCCTGGCGCATCGCCTCGATCGCGGCATCGGCCGTGGTGCGCGCGAACCCGGTGAGACGGAGGGCGTCGCGTTCGGCCAGCGCGATCTTTCGGGCGGCCTCCTCGATCTCCTCCTCGGTCGACTCGATCACCGAGTAGATCAGGCTGTGAATGGTGCGCGCGGGCGTGCCCTTGCGGGTCAGCACCAGCGCGGCCTTGCCGGTGAAGGTGGCGGTGACCACGCCGGGCACGCATCGGCCGTCCCGCGCGCTGCGGTGGGGCGAGAGGCCGAGCTCGTCGAGCGCGAACTTCAGGACGGTGCTCTTGCCCGACCCGGCATAGCCGAAGAGGCGGAATACCTGCTGCTGCTCGGTTCGGGTCTCGAACCACTCCTTGATCTCGCGGATCGCGGTGGCCTGCGTGGCGGATGGGGTGAACTCGGTCATGAATGGGGTGCCTCCACTGCGTAATCCTTGACGATCCCGCCGCGGGTCGGATCGCCCACCTCGCACGGACGGACGAAGACCCGGCGCCCGTCGGCGAGCTGCCGCCAGTGACCGCGTCGGATATGCCAGCGCGGGCTGGCGTGACTGCCGCCCTGCGGCGGTGTCGCTGCCTGAAGGCGAGCGGGATCGATGGCGACCTGACGCCAGACCCAACCGCGTACGCCCTCACGGGACAGGCGGGACCGTTTCGCAAGCGACACCTTGCGGTCGCGGATTTCAGGTGAGGCGCCGAGGATGGTCAGCGCGCGCCAGACGATGCCGGCGGCGACTTCGCCGTGACCGCGGACCGTCTCGTCGCTCAGCTCGGCCGGGTTGCCCTCGATCTCCGCCTTGCCGTCCGGATGCATCCAGACCCGCACCAGGCAATCCGTCCAGCCGCGCGGCGCCCGCTTGCGCATGAGGAACGTGGCCTCGACGATGTCGCCGTCGGCGCGGGCGCAGACAATCAGGCCCGAGGGAGACGCGCGCTGCTCGCGCACCTCGAAGATCACGGACGGATGCGGCAGCCGAAGCGGACCGGTAAAGACCCGGGTCATCGCGCGGTCGACGATATCGCCATCGAAGGCGGCCTGATCGTCGAAGAAATAGATCGGCGCGAACTCCGCCGCTCCGAGCAGGTCGGAGCACCAGAACCGCTCGCAATGCGCGCGCACGATCCGCTTGAGCTCGTAGGCGTCGGGGATCATGGCCTCTCTCCCCAGCACCGTGTCGCCCAGGCGCAGGGCGCGTGCCACTTGCCGGCCGCCATGCCGCCTCGGCACAGGACTGCGTTGGACTCAGCCGCGGCGCGCGGCAGCCATTCCCCGGCCTCGGAGGCCCGAACCACGGCGACGGCGCGATCTGACATTTCCTGCGCGAGATGCGCATCGAAGGGCACGAGCTCGGCGTGCAGCTCCATCGTGTCGCGGTTCAGCGCGGTGAAAAGCGCCGGGGCCGGCAGCTCCATGTAGGCCTGATAGAGCGCGATCTGGGCGGCATAGACCGGCCGCGCCAGGCTGACGCCGCGCTTGACCACGTCCTTCCAGCTGGCCGCGCCGAGCGCCTTGTTTTCCCAGAGCGCGGGATAGTCCATCGCGACGGGACCCGAGACGAGGCAGCCGTCGATATGGCCCTTGAAGCGCCCGCCGAGGGCCTCAAACCCGAACTGGCGGCCGTCCGGGCGCTCGGTGCGCAGGTCGAAACCGGCGATCCGGAACCAGCCCGCGACGATGTCCTCGGCCCGGTGGCCCGCCTCGAAGATGCGCAGCGTCCGCGGCGCGAATTCCTGGCCCTCGTCCTTCGGGACCGCGAGGAAGTCGTACTGGATCTGGCGCAGGCAGTCGCGGCCGAGACCCGAGGAACTGACATAGGTACGCGGACGCTCAGCGCGGTGGCGCGCGGACAGCGCCGTGTCGATGGCGGCAGAAACCGCCTCCGCGATGGGCGGGCGCGGGGCGCCGGCGCCGTAGAGGAAGCCCGAGCCGTGGTTGAGGTCGATCATCGCTCGCGCTCCCAGAACCCGCCGGCCTGTGCGATGCAGGTCAGCTTGTGGAACTGCGCGTCCGTCAGCCGGGCGCTGTCGCCGAACCGCGCGAGCTTCTCGCGGAGGCTGTCGCAGAACTCGATCTCGAAATCGGTGACGGCGTTCTCGGTGGCCGCCTCGAGCAGGTGCTTCCAGCTGCAGGACACGGTGTCGTCGTTCAGGTCGATCATCGGGCGCCCCCTCAGAACGGAATGGGGTCGTCGAGGACCGTGCCGGTGCGCTCCTTGCGCGCGGCCTGATCCTGCATGCTGTCGATGTAGCCGGTGACCGCCGCCTCGATCAGGCGGTCGATGTCCTCGGCGCTGCGGTGGAAGAAGGGCTCCATGAGCCCCAGGTCCGTGAGCGCTTCGGCGAAGAGCGTCCGCGCTTCGCGGATCGCTTGGCGCTCGCGCGCGGTCCTGTCGATCATGCCGTTGTTCCTTTGGGCGATGGCGCTGCCCACGTCCTGACAGCGGCGCGAGCAGAAGCGGTGGTAGGGGTGGCGATCCCAGCGGAGGCCGTGGCAGTAACCGAAGCCGCGCGCCTCGCGGGCGCAGACGGCGCAGAGCGCTACCCGAGCAAGAAGGTCCCGATCGGGTCCTCGGGCGGCCAGCCCGCCCTCTGGAGCTTTTCGGACTGCAGCACGATCCAGCGCGAGATCGCGTTGCTGGCCATGGCTTCGAGGTCGCCGAGGCCGAGGCTTGCGATGGGGGCGTGCAGTCTTCCTCGGGCCTCGAGCCATCGTCCGATCTCCAGCGCCGCCTCGCGCGTCACGTGCGCCTGCCATTCATCCGGGGTCATCGGCCCGGCAGGATCGCGCCGGGCCTCGGACGGTGGCGAAGGCCGGGTTAACCTCCGCCGCCGCGCTGCCGACCGCGCCTCACCCATTGAGCCAGGCGGGCATGCCGGTCGCCGGCGCCCCGCTCGGCGGGGACGGCGGGGCCGCTGCCGGTTGCTGGGCGGCGGGCGGCTGCTGGGCGGGCGGTTGCTGCGGAGCCGGCGCCTGCGCGCCCCAGGCCGGGGCAGCGGACGGCGCTTGCGGCTGCGCGCCCCATGCCGGCGTGGGTGCCTGCCAGCCCGGTGCCGGCGCGCTCGCGGCCTTGCGCGGCGGGGCGTTGACGGGCTCCGAGGGAACGGTTTCGCCACGCATGATCGGAGCGTGCTGCGGTTCGTCGGGCAGAACGACGTTCGCGATCCGGTTCTGGTCGCGGTATTGCGGGTTGGAGGCGGGTTCCACCATGATCCGCGCGGCGAAGACGATGCCGTCGAGATGCTTGAGACCAGGCAGCACCCGCTTGGCCTTGGCGTCGGGGCTTTCGTCCCTGGGATCGAGCCCGAGAGCGCTGTCGACCATCGCCCGAAAGGTGGATTTCGAGATCTTCCAACCGATCGACTGGCCCTTCTCGTCGACCTTGCCGCCCGCAACGGTGAAGCTCTGCCAGAACTTCCGCCGGGCATGGGGCCCCTCGAGGATGGTGAACTCGCAGTCCAGCATCTTCGCGTCGCTCGACTGCGATGCCTTCAGGAGCTTCGCGTCCATCGGGGTGGCGCCGTCCACGCCGCCGGGGCGCACGGTCAGGCGGACCTTGGCGAAGGTGCCGTCGGGGATCAGCTCGCCGATGGGGGCCATCTGCGGCTGGGCGTCGTTAAGATCGTAGCTCATGGATCTGTCCTTTGCGTCTGGATCAGGAAGGGGTGGCGGTGTGGGCGGGTGCACGGCCGTCGATCTTGGCGATCAGCGCGCCGAGATCGGGCGCCTCGGTCACATCGAGGCGGCCGGAGCGGTCCTTGGCGGGAACGCCCCAGGGATTGCCGGAGCGGCAAACGAGGCGTCGCTCGGCGGAGTTTTCGTCGAGCGTCCAGTCGCCCTTGGCGTCGCGGCCGAAGAGTTGCATCGAGACCACCTGATCGACGATGCCCGGCAACTCGCGCCCGGCCTTGGTGCCCTCCATCTGCGGCTGCCAGGTCGCCGTGCCGAACTCGTCGGTCACCTTCTCGAGCACTCCGACGAAGATCACCGTCTTGCCGCGGGCGTGCTGCAGGTGCTTCAGCGCCTGGATCACCTCGCGGCCCAGGAGCCCGTAGGCGCCGCGGACATCCGGCTTGCCGGTCCGCTCTGAGAAGGCCTCGGGCTGCTGGCGGGCATAGGCCATGGCCTGCCGCGTCAGGTCGGTGATCGAGTCGACGAAGACGATCCGTTTCCGGGCGAGAAAGTCCTCGATGCCGGTGCCGAGATACTGCTGCTGCAGCCAGGCGTGATACTCGGCGCCGTACCAGGACTTCGGATGCTGGGCCGGATCGTGCCCGCCGATCAGTACGGCGAGGTCGCGGAAATCGGTGAAGCTGCGCACCGGGATCGAGTCCCCGCGCCAGTCCTGCACCGACTTCATGCCGGCCTCGAGGTCGAGGCAGACCGTCTCCTCGGCGGGCAGCGTCTTCAGGAGCGTCGTCTTGCCGACGCCGGGCGGGCCGAAGATGGCGAGGGACGTCTTGTTCTCGGCAGCCGAGAGCCGTTCGTCGGCGGTGATGATGCGGAAGGCCATGGGGTTCTCCGGAAGTTGCGTTCAGGGTGCGCGGCGGCGGGGGTGACCGGGTGCCGAAGGGGAACCTGCCCGGCGTTGCCGACCGGGCGTCCCGCCGCCGCGCGTCACCGGTCTCGAGCCTCGAGCCGGAAGACAGGTTTGCCGGTGGTCTCGCTGCGCGCGTCCGCGAAGCCCTCGCGCATCGCCGCGGGCCAGGCGCCGAAGCGCCGCTCGGGCACGCGGTAGGCGACCTCGAGATACTCGGTCGGATCGTCGCCGGCGGCGCGGATGCGCTCGGCCATCGCGGCGAGGCGGTCCTGATCCCAGGAGACCTTCTTCGGCAGGTCGGCGACGATGACGACGCCCTCGTCCTCGACCCGCACGGTGCCGCTGGTCTTGCCCTGCGCGGCCCGCTCGGCCGCGGCGGCGGCCTCGTAGCGCTGCGCGATGCCGGCCTCGAGCCGGTCCCGCAGCCGCTTCACGCGGGCGGTCTCGGCGAGCGCCGTCGTCTGCAGATCCAGCAGCATCTCAGGCGGCAGCGCCGCGATGTCGCCGAGGGCGAGACCTTCGAGATCAATGAGGCGGGGGGCATTGTCGGGGTGCGGCATGGCGGGGTCTCCGTTGGAAGGGAATGGCAAAGCCATCACGCGGCGCGCTCTTCGAGGAGCAGCGCCGAGAGCGAGGCGTTGGCGGCTCTGGGTCTGGGCCGGGCGACGGCGATGTAGGCGAAGCGGTCGGGGCCCACGCGCTCCTGCACGAGGTGGACGAGGCCCTTCTCAAAGGCGCCCAGCGCGGCCTGACCGAGGTCGGCGAGCTGGCGGCGCTCGGGCTCCGGCAGGGTCGAGATCACCGGCGTGACGTCGATCCCGAGAAAGCCGCGGTGATACTCGATCCGGGCGCCAGCCTCGGCCTGTGCGATCCAGGCGTAGAGCTCGACATCGGTGAGCTTCGGCGTCGCCACGCGGGCGACGATCGGGGTTGCGGCGACCATCAGCATACCCGTGCGGCCCGCGCGGGGTCCGCGGTCAGCCGACGGGGCGAATGACCGACGCGCGCGACCGCCTCGCTGATTTTCAGGGCACGCTGCAGCTGGCTCTGCTCGAAGGCTTCGATATCGGCGAGCCGGTAGAGCACGCGTCCGCCGAGCTTGAGGAAGGCCGGTCCCTGGCCGTTGTAGCGCCAGCGTTCCAGCGTCCGGTGGGAGATCCCCCAGCGCCGGGCCAGCTCCTTCTGGTTCAGGCAATGCCTCTGCAGCATCGGTGTCTCCTCTCGTGTCGTCGTCGAGGAGACAGTGCGCAATTACGGTGTGGGATGTCGTGGGGACTGGCGGGGGATGCGGAGGGGGATCAGTCGGCCCTTGCGGGACAGGGTTCTGACCGCGGGTGGGGCACCATCATCCCCCACCATCCATCACCCATCCCCCTCCCGATCCCACACGGATGGGGCGGAAGGGGATCGGTCAGTCGAGATTCAGACGGTAGCCGCCTCGGCGGTCGGACCGGATCAGCTGTCGCCAGTCCTTCTGCGACTTGAAGACGTCGGCCATTCGCAGGCTCTTGGAGCCGGCGCGCGACAGGATCGCCTTGCCGTTCTGCCAGGGCGCGCCTGCCTGCACCGCCTCGTGCAGCGCGCGCACGACTTCCGCCTGGATCGGGCCCAGCTTGAACCGGCATCCGTTGCAGCGGACCTCGAAATAGTCGGCCGAGTGGATGAAGGTGGCTTCCTCCATCGGCTGGCCGCCGGGCGAGAACCCGGTCTCGACCTCGAAACGGTCGCGTTCATCGCGCCTTAGCAGCAGGTCGCCGATCATGACGAGGACGGGCTGCGCATCGCCCCAGGTCTCCGCGTAGTCGGCGCTCGGCGTCCGAAAACTCGCGAGATGAACCTCACCACACCGGAAGAGCTGGAACACATCGCGGGCGTGGAGATCGAGCAGACCGCTATGGTAGCCTTGCTCCCATGGCACCTTGTATGGCTCGCCTCGATCGTCCTCCTCGATGTCGCCGAACTCCATGGGCGCGCCGAACACGCGCACGGACAGACGCAGCTTGTCGTTCTCCGCGAGGTAGATCAGGTCGGCCTCGGTGATCTGCCACCGCTCAAGGATCTCGGGGAGCGTGAAGTACAATTTGTCGATGTGCATTCACTGCCCTCCGCGCCGATTCCCGTGTAAGATGTTTACCTTCTGTTCTTATTCGCTTGACCGGCTTCGATCAATCCGATTTTATCCTATTTCATCCACAGATGGGTGGGGATGACATGACCGAGCACCACACGCTTTCCGACCGCCTCAGAGCCCGGGCCAACCAGCTCGGCATCAGTCCCGCCCACGTCGCCGAGATGGCCGGCGTGAACCGTTCGTTCGTCTACGACATCCTCCGTGGCCGTTCAGCCCGCCCTGGTATAGACCGGCTGGCCGAGGTCGCCCGCGTGCTGAAGGTGGATCGCGACTGGCTGATCCATGGCATCGGCGAGGTGGAAGGGAAGCCCCCCTTCTTGGACAATCCTGACGACGCCTTTGTGGCCATCGCCCACGCCACCCCGCGCCCGGCAATGGGCGGCGGCGCGGTCGTGACAGAGGACGGCGACACGCCCGGCCGCGTCTATCACTTCCGCCGCTCCTGGATCCGGAACAGCCTGAAGGCCAGCCCGTCGCAGCTGCGCATCATGCACGTCGAGGGCGACAGCATGGCGCCGACGCTCCTGAGCGGTGACGCGGTGCTGGTCGACATGACCCGCCGCGCGCCCAACCCGCCCGGCATCTTCGTGCTGGACGACGGGATGGGGCTGGTCGCCAAGCGGCTCGAGCACATCCCCAACAGCGACCCGCCCGGGGTGCGCGTCATCTCCGACAACAAGCACTACCCCGAATACGAAAGAACGGCCGACGAGATCCACATCGTCGGCCGTATCCGCTGGTTCGCACGGGAGATTTAGTAGTGGCGGCTGAAGAGGAGTTGGACGATCTTCTCGAGCTGGCGGGCTGCTGCTTTCGGGATGCCATGAGGGCCGTCGATATCGAGGCGTTCTTCTCCAGACGCGACATCCCACTTGCAGAAGGGACCAGCAAGAAGACGGTTGCCCAGAATACGCTCGCAAGCCTTTCGCGAGCAAAGGCGCTGGATCTGGTCCTCGAGTTTGCACGAGAACGGCGGAATATCGGCCTGCAGGACAGGGTTTACCTCCTGCAAGACAAGGACCAACCGGAGATCTCTGCGATCACTCGCGACCGAGTGGCCGATCGCCTTGGTGCCGGGATCCATGGACAAGGCATTCGTCTGGGCGTGATCGAGGGGCTTTTCGATCTGAGTTCGCCTGCCGACTTCTTCGATAGCCCCACCAAGATCGAAGAGCTCCGACAACACGCGACTGGCGCGGCCCCGTTGTGGAACGCGAAGGATGTTTTCGAAGCCATCGGGGCAATAAAATGTCCTTCGAGGAGGTTCGCGCAGCTGATCGAGACCGCTCTGGATCCTCGGTTTCGCGATGCCGACGAACAGACCATGCTGGCAGCGGACTTGACCCGCATCCTGCAACTCGATGGCTACGAGGTTGCTCAGACAGGAGAGGTCTCGGGCCGCGCAACGTTCTCGGTACGCCCCATTCGCCGCGGCGTGGATGGGCGGCCGAAGAATCTGATCTTCGCGTCCAACGGACCAAAGCCGAGGCTCGGGTTCTCGGATGCGATCGACAACGAAGTCGTCGTGCTAGAGCATGCCGACAGCTGCCTCGTTTACGAGCGCCCCATCGGCAATGGATTGTCATGGCTCGACCTGGTCCGTTGGTGGATGGATCAGAGAGGGATCGCCGACCTCGCCGAAGCACGCACCAGCCTCGGGCGGCGTCTACTTGCCTCGCTTGACGACGGCCCTGAGCAGGAGTTCTTCAAGGCGTACTTCCGCAATTTCGCTGAACGACTTGGAGACCGGCTGCCGGCGCTCATCCCGCAGGTCTACCTGCACTATGATCCGGAGATCGCGAGGCGTCTCCCTGACAAACGAATTCTGTTCCGGCAGCGCATGGACTTCCTGGTGCTGTTGCCGGGCCGACAGAGGGTCGTCCTCGAGATTGACGGCAAGCACCACTATGCGAAAGGCGAGCGCGCCGATCCCGGCCTGTACGCGGAAATGGTTGCGGCTGATCGCAACCTTCGCCTTCGCGGCTACGAGGTGTTTCGGTTCGGGGGCTCGGAATTCTCTAACCCCAAGGGTTCGATGCAGGAATCTGTCGACAAGCTTGTGAAGTCATTCTTCGAGGAGCTGTTCGTCGTCCATCGCTTAGGATAGCGCATCCCAAGAAGACCGCAGGCTTACGCAGAAGTCCCATAAGCATCTGAAAGTAATTGTTTTCGGGGCGCGCGCGGATAGCGTTTCTCCCATGCGAAACGCGCCGACATATCCGCGGCTGGGATCGAACCCGCTGCCACCCGACCAGATGACTCCTGCCGAGCGCCGCGCAGAGTTGTGCGACCTGCTGGCGCTGGGGCTGGTCCGGATGCGACTGCGCGAGCGCGGCGAACCTGCTGACGAAACTGGAGAAATTCTCCTACACTCTCCGGCCGACCAATGCCGTCATGCAACTCCAACTCACCGGAGAACCGCATGACGACCCACGATCCAATTCCCGCGCGCCTGGCCGCGCTGAAGACCGCGACGACGCCGGAGCTGAAGGCGCAATGGCGCGACCTGTTCGACAGCGACCCGCCGCCGTTCAACCGCCGCTACCTCGAGAGCCGGCTGGCCTACCGCATCCAGGAACTGGCCTACGGTGGGCTGAAGCCCGAGACGATCCGGCGGCTGGAGCGGCTGGGCGAGGAACTCGACGGCGGCGACCGGAAGAAGAGCCGGATCCGCGCGGACGCCATGCCCATCGCCGGCACGCGGCTGATCCGCGAGTGGCAGGGCGTCGAACATGTCGTCACCGTCGCCGCCGACGGCTTTGAATGGCAGGGGCGGCCCTACAAGTCGCTGTCGGCCATTGCCCGCGCCATCACCGGCACGCGCTGGAACGGATGGGTGTTCTTTGGGCTGAAGAACCGGAGGGCGCGGACATGACGAAGGCCCCCTCGAAACCAGGAATGATCCGGAAACAGCGCTGCGCGATCTACACGCGCAAGTCGTCCGAGGAAGGGCTTGAGCAGGAGTTCAACTCGCTCCACGCCCAGCGCGAGGCCTGCGAAGCATTCATCGCCAGCCAGCGCTCCGAGGGCTGGGTGCAGGTCCGCGATCAATATGACGACGGCGGGATCTCGGGTGGGACTCTGGAACGGGCCGGCCTGAAGCGACTGCTGGAGGACATCGAGGACGGGCTCGTCGACGTGGTCGTCGTCTACAAGATCGACCGCCTTAGCCGCTCGCTGGCCGACTTCGCAAAGCTGGTGGAGGTGTTCGACCGTAACGGGGTGACGTTCGTCTCCGTCACCCAGTCGTTCAACACGACCACGTCGATGGGGCGGCTGACGCTGAACATTCTGCTCTCGTTCGCCCAGTTCGAACGCGAGGTGACGGCCGAGCGCATCCGCGACAAGGTCGCCGCCAGCCGGAAGAAGGGGATGTGGATGGGAGGCGTCCCGCCCTACGGCTACCGGGTCGAGAACCGGAAGCTGTTGGTCGACGAAGACATCGCCGCGCGTGTCCGCTGGATCTTCGCCCGCTTCCTCGAGATTGGGTCCTGCACGGAGCTGGCACGAGAGGTTGGCGCACGCGGCATCCGCACGCCGCGCGGGAACAGGATCGACAAGAAATACATCTACCGGATGCTCAGCAACCGCGCCTACATCGGCGAGGCGGTCCACAAGGGCGAGAGCTATCCCGGCGAACACGACGCCATCATCGACCGCGAGATGTGGGACCGAGTCCACGCCATCCTGCAGGAGAGCCCGCGCAAGCGCGCGGCCCGCACACGCGCCGACACGCCCGCGCTGCTGAAGGGCCTGTTGTACGGACCCGACGGCGCGGCGTTCTCGCCGACCCATACGCGTAAGGGCGACCGGCTGTACCGCTACTACGTCAGCCAGACGGTGCTGAAACACGGCGCCGGGTCCTGCCCGGTCGGCCGCGTACCCGCGGGCGAGATCGAGGCCGCCGTCATCGACCAGCTGCGGGCGGTGTTTCGCCAGCCCGAGATCGTGGCGGGGACGTGGAAAGCAGCACGCGTCCACGTCGACGACATCACTGAGGCCGACGCCCGCGCGGCCCTGCAGCAGCTCGACCCGTTGTGGGACGAGCTGTTCCCTGCCGAGCAGGCGCGCATCGTTGCGCTGCTGGTCGAACGCGTCGACATCGGCACGGACGGGCTCAACGTGCGCCTGCGCGTCGATGGCCTCGGCAGCCTCGCGCGCGAGATGCTGGCCGGCGGAATCGAGGCTGCCGCATGACCCGAGGGACTCCAATCCCCGAGACCGTGACGCTCCATGTCCCGTTCCGTATCGTGAAGCGCGGCGGGCGGAAGGAGATGCAACTGCCTTCGGGAGAGTCGGCCCCCCGTGCGCGTTTCGACAACACCATGATCAAAGCCATAGCGCGTGCATTTCGATGGCAGCGGTTGCTCGACTCGGGCGAGTTCGCCACCATTGCCGACTTGGCAGCACACGAACGCATCGCAGCCCCTTACTTGACCCGGCTCCTGCGTCTCACCCAGCTTTCACCGGAGATTGTCGAGGCCATCCTTGAGGGAAGACAGCCGCCCGACCTGACGCTTGAGTCGCTGCGGGCGCAGTTTCCCATGGATTGGAACAGTCAGCGCGCATTGCTGCGACTTTGA